GAATCCGTTCATAAAGATTATCAAAAATGTAATACCTCATGCTATAAAATCAAGACTAATTACGCTAAAGATAAAAAGAAACATCAACTAAAACAGAAATGTCATCACGACTGTTGGAAGAAAAGAATAAAAACAGTCAAATCATTTCATAAAAAGTATCCTAAAGAATTCAAAGGATTCGTCAAAAATTTAGGCGGTGGTGGCGGGTCGAGAAGGAAATCGAAAAAAGGAAAAAAGAATAGTGCTTATTTTGAATACAAGGAAACATTTGGCTCAAAGAAGTTTTGGCGAATAGTTAAGAATGGGTCTTCAATAACAACTCATTATGGCAAAATAGGGACATTGGGTCAAACAACCACCAAGAATTACGGTATGAAAGTAGATTCCGAATATGATAAATTAATCATGTCAAAAAAGAAGAAGGGTTATGTCGAGGAACGTGACTTTGGACCACAAAATATCAAACCACCAACAAAGATGGAACGAGAATTCATGAAAATATGTCAGAAATGCGAAAACAGTGAAAAATTAAATCCGCATAGGAGGAACTTCGATTGTGAGGGAATGATAACCTCTTATCGAGAGCGTCTAACGCTACCGAAAGAGTTAAAATGGCAGATACAATTTTATAAGGATTCATTGAAAAATGGGTCATTCGATTGGGAAAAGGAAAGAGAACATCATAAATCCATGTGAAATAAGAAATAAGTTTAATATGAATAAAAATAAGTATTGTTACTAATAAATGGCAGACCGTATTTTATACATAAGTGGTAGATGTGAGCATTCTAAGAAGGTATTAATGGGAATTCAGCAATATCCATTCTTAAAGCCACTGTTTCGTATCGTGAATATAGACACTCATGCTTATCCTGAATATGTTAAAACCGTCCCCAGTATCCTAATAAATAATCAAGTAATCACTGGCGCGACTGTATTTGAATATTTTGGTAAGTTGGTCGAAGGGAAGAAGACACAGGAATCCAGGGTAGAGACTAATGAAACCACTAAATCCGATGAAGGTCAGTGTCGAATTAATGAAGATGGTGAATTAGAGGGTTGGTGTGGGTCGGGTGCTGGAGTCGAATACTCAATGATTACAGAAGATAATGATGATTATACTAAAAAAACATATAAAATGGAAACCAACTATGATTTATTAGATGGTGGTGATACAATTGGTGAACAAGTTAAATCGATGGAAGGTAAAGACGCCCAAATATCTGCGAAGAAGAAATCATTTGATTCGGATTTAGAACGAATGCAGCGGGAAAGAGGTGAAATGATGGGTCAAGGAGGTCCAGGTCAAGGAGGTCCAGGTCAAGGGGGTCCAGGTCAAGGAGGTCCAGGTCCAGGGCGGGGCATGGGCATGAGATAGATGTGGGCGCGTTAAAAGATTTAAAAAATAGTAATCATTTATTATAAATGGAAGTTGAAAAGCAGTTATTTCCGATATTTAGTAGTTTTTTGAGGGATTTATCGAAAACATATCCAGAAATAAAGAATTCTCTTTATCGTAATTATGAGGATTGTATAATGAATGAAGAAAAGTCTTTAAAAGAGTTCCCTAAGTTGGTTCAGTTCATGCAGATTATAAATGATAATGAAAAGTTGATTACAGATAAGAATGTTGTATTTTTCGATTCAGAGATTGATATATTGGAGGAAATATCATTTAAACTATTATGGGAAAAGAATATCTCCAATAAGACTAGAGAATCTATTTGGAAATACCTACAGACTTTCCAGATTATTAATATTAACCTAAAATCAAATGAACAACTTAGATTGGCATTATCTCAAATTGGCACGGACACGGTTATGGAGGTAAGTAAGGATACGGCAAAGGATTTGAAGAAGCTGAAAAACCTAACATCGAAAGTAAAGGAGGAGGCGCACGACGATGAAAGTGGTCTAGATGAAATGCTGGGTGGACTAATGGATTCAGGTATTGGCGACATAGCTAAAGAAGTCGCCGAGTCATTAGATATGGAATCAATGTTTGGTTCAGTTGATGAAAACACTAATCCCATGGAAATCATGGCGAAATTAATGAATCCTGATAAAATGGGTGAGATATTTAAGAATATAAACAGTGTCATGGAGAAAAAGGTCGAAAGCGGTGAAATGACTCGCGATTCTCTGAAAGGTGAAGCCGATGGTGTGATGGGAAAAATGTCTAGCAATCCAATGTTCGCCAACATGATGAGTCAACTTAACCCGAATTTAGATAATAATGGTCCTGGCACTGCGCCTGCGCCTGCGCCTGGCACTGCGCCTGCCACTGCGCCTGGCACTGACACTGACACTGCCACTGACACTGCCACTGCCAAATCGACTGAATTATCGAAGGAAGAGAAGCAGTTGAAATTACGTAACAAAATTAAAGAAAAGCGTGATTCTAGATAATGGTAAATTTATTACTTAATTAATTTATATATTTATTAAATATAGTAATGATTACAACGCCGTTTTGGTACAATGATATATCCATTCTTTTTGAACAGGATTCTATTTCTGAAATATTCCCATCTAAACGATATGATGTTATAAGAAAATTAAATGCGATAGTGCGTCTGTCTATTTTGTATACTGCTGTCATGTACTTTTTAAAACGAGAACAGAAATATTTAGTGATACCGGTCGTCATTATGGGTATCACTTGGACAGTCTGGTACAAGCATGGTGAAACCAATATCGATAACATCATAAAGGATTCGATTAACGATGAATTGGATGATTTTGTCAGATTAAATGATTTACGAACGGAGTGCCAGGTTCCTGATAAGGATAATCCTTTTATGAATCCGTCTTTTACGGATTATGGTAATAATAAGGGACCCCGACCCAAGTCCTGTCCCAGTTATAATAATGTCGGTGTTCAGAGAAGAGTTGAGGAATTATTTGAGGAAGATTTATATCGAGACTCTAAAGATATTTTTAAGAAGAATAATTCGCAGAGACAATTTTACACTGTTCCGGGCAATCAAGTTCCCAACGACCAAGGCGGATTCATGAATTGGTTATATGGGACGCCGCCTACCTGCAAGCAGGGTAATAAGGAAGCTTGTCTCAATGATATGGGTAATTCCGGTGGTGGAACCACCGGGTAATTCCGGTGGTAATTAATTCTAATTAATTCATGTTCAAAGATTAATATGAATTTATTTGTCATATTAATATCTAATCATTATATAAATGACTTTAGATTTACAGAATTGTAGCAATATTGATACTAGTCAGAAGTCTGGTTTCAATATTTTTAGAGAAGCAAACCTTATTAATGATAATTTATTAGTTCAACTCGATGACAGGGAATCCCGTGGACCCGGTTTGTATAATTTAGACAATCAATATGGATGTGATTGTGGTCTATCGGATGCAAAAAGTATTCAGACATCTCAACCGGGCATTCATCTAAAGGCTGGAGTTGGATGGTCAGGTGAGAATGGTTGCATGGTCGATACCGACAGTAAAATGAGACAAAACACCGAGATTTTAACGAATCGTAGAGTCATTAATCAATTGACAACGAGATTGTCGTCAACTACTGCTAATTTATCTAAGGGATATTATGATGTGGACACCGAATCTATTATAAGACCAGGTGAATTCGCAGGTGACCAGAAACCGTGCGTGGGAACGACTGAGGCGACATTTGGTAATTATTTCTTACCCATGATTCCAAAACTAAAGGAAGAAGTTCAGGACCATAAGCATATTATCCCCGAAGATTCTAAGGATGATTGGGTTCGAGGTGGATTGCCCACCAGACAGATGATTCGAAACGAGGATTATTTAAGACGCTGTCAGGAAAAGACCGCATAAATGTAATAAAATTGGAGGACATTTATAAAGTAGATAAATCGAAAAAGGTGAGCGCAGGAAGCGCTCCAGAACACGTGGACGTTGATAAATCTAATCTGACATGATTCAATAATAGAGTATGTTTTTCGTTTTATTTTATTATAGATATTATAATAAGATGGACCAAGCAACTAATAATATATTACAGCAAATGGACGGCACCGAACACGTTTTATTTGGGAATGATACAGGGTTGATAAATAATGCCGTCGCCAAAAGTGGTGTGGGTATTAATCGATGGGAACCATTATTTTTTAATCCGCAAAAAAATACAATTGAACCTTTTGCTCGCATAGGTGAAAATACAGTTTTAAAGGGACTGGATGCATATTCCGAGAATTGCGACCAAATAAAAAAAATGTAAGTTATTAATAAATGGATAGAGAATCGAGTAGAGAATCAGGTAGAGAATCAAGTAGAGAATCAAGTAGAGAATCAAGTAGTGCATCAAGTCGAGCATCAAGTCGGGAACCTGGTATCAATAATATCCCTCTTGGCCAATTCACATCGACCGCAACAGATAAAGGGTGGAAAAGACGTTCTGAGCGACTGTGGTTCACTGAGGACGAGGACAAAAATAAATACTATATTTTATTATACAATTACTCAAAACCGGGTGATATACCAGATGCTAGTGATTTTTTAGAAATGAATGAAGATGAGCGGGCGAAGCATGGTGAATATGACCCTACGACCGCGTCTAGACGTAAGCGTCGACCATCTAAAAGTAAAAGTAAAACTAAAAGTAGACGTAAATCTAGTAAGAGACGTAAGAGACGTAAATCGCGTAAGAGACGTAAATCGAAAAAAAGAATATCAAAGCGCCGCTCTAAGAAAAGATAAATTTGATTTATTTAATTTATATATTAAATAGTATAATTACTAATTAATGGATGATGAACCTTATGATGAACTAGATGGACTAGATGAATATGACGAATATGATGACACTGAAATTACAATCGAGTCTAACACTGGTGATATTAATGATATCATGAAAAATTACAAGAAGAATAAGAAAAACTATCAAACTCCACCAGCACTCACAAAATATGAAAGAACGAAAGTTTTATCGGAGCGCGCTAATCAGATAAATTATGGGAGCAATATATTACTCGAAGATGCGGATGCGGATAAGTACTCAAACGCATATGATATAGCCGTTGCTGAACTTAATCTAAAGTTGATTCCATTTATCTTAAAGCGTCCTTATGGAAATGGTTTCGAATATTGGAAACTAAATGATTTACTTTAAAAAAAAATATTATGAGTAATTATAACATGGCATTAGTAAATAATTTAATTAAGCAGTTTAAAGATTTATGTAAGGATGATGATTTATGTATTATTTTAGTAGGCATTTTTTTACTGGCAGCATTCTATTACATGTTTTCTGACGAGGTTTCGGGATACATTAATTTCGCCCCATTCGATGGTGCTTCAGGTGATTCCGAAGGTGGTTCCGACCATGGTCCGGGAAGACAAGTTGGTAGTGGTAGACGCGTAGACCTGGGTGGCACCCCAGGTTATGGTGGACAGGCAGGTCCGAATGTTCTGCCTCAGGGGCAACAGGTGCAACAGGGACAACATATGCCTCAGATGCCTCAGATGCCTCAGATGCCTCAGATGCCTCAGATGCCTCAGATGCCTCAGATGCCTCAGATGCCTGGTCGTGATTCTGGTCATGGTATTGGTATCGAATTAAATAAGCGTCGACCTGACCCGACCCCTTCAACTACTAGACAGTTAGCAATGATGGATGCGAAGAAACCGGTGGTAGACAGCGCACCCATCGGATCACAGATGGCGGGCGTGATGGTTCAGGACTCGATGATGTTCCGACCGTTTGATGAAGTCTGGAATCCAGGTTTCATGCCAATTGACATGGTATTCAAGGGTACAGGAGGGCAACCGGCCGTCGGACCCATGCCTCCTCGGGGACCTCAACCTGGACCCCAGCATGGACCTCAACCTGGACCCGGTCGCGGTGCTGGTGGTGCTGGTGGTGGTGGTGGTGGTGGTGCTGGTGGTGAACTTAAGATAGTTTTGCTTTACGCCCCGTGGTGTGGTCATTCCAAGAAGATGCTACCCGATTATGATAAGGTGAAGGCTGAATTCGATGGTAGAACCATTAACGGTAATCGAATTAGCATAATCATGTATGATTCAGATGTTGATAAAGATAAGGTTAAGGAATATGGTGTCAAGGGGTTCCCCACATTATTCGTCGAGAAAAATGGTGTCAAGGAACCATTCCCTCACCGGAGTTATGCAAAGATTGCGGAATATATTAATTCGGCGTAGTTACTGCCATTTCTTGGTAATAGTATATTTAGACGATTGTGCCGGACCATTCCCACCGTCCCTTAAGTTTTCCTCATTCGTAGATGAATATTGCCAGTGGTCAGGTGAACATAATTTAAAATCATCATGGGGTTCGGCCTTGTACCAAAATACTTGGTCAGTTAATTTATTTGATTTCGCATTATTATGAACTACTAAACATTCATAATTTTCCGTACACTGGTCCATTACCTGACAGAACATTTCGAAATTAGGGAACATCCCAGCATAATGTTCATATAAACGCTTTCGATTTGACACATAATTCTCCCTAAGAATAAACACATAATCAATGTTTGTCCGTAAATTTGGGGGGATACCTAAAGCATACTGCATTGTAATCATAAATAGAATCTTGAAATGTCGACCATTCATGAATAAACTTCGCACGTTTTTGTCCTTAGTCCATGAATTATCATATAAACAATCATCCAAAACTAGGAATGCCCTAGGGTCGGTGGACGGATTCTCCTTACCCCGCTCAATCATCATTCTCTGTCTCTTAAGTAGTCTCTCAACGATACCTGGTTCAAATTCATCGTAGATGAATAATTTGGGAACCATTGTCGAATAAAAAGAATTAGCTGCCTCGGTTCCCGATATAACTTGCCCTGCGGGGATACCTGTATGATGTGCTAAAATATCTTTACATAGATACGACTTTCCAGTATCACGCTTACCAATTAGAACCACAACTTTATCGTCACTTATTTCGGTTATATCAAACCGCTTGAGTTGAATCTCCATATTATGTATATAATTATATGGTATAAAAAACTAAACTTTAAAACTTAATTAAGTTTAAAAGTTTAATTTTTTGTAAAATTATGAAAATAAATGACATCCAAGTCTATTCAATATTATAAATGGTCTGTGAAATTATATAAGGAATTATTTCAGTCATTTAGGTCTAAAGTTAACATGAAATCGATTCAATTCTATATGCCGATATATTCTTTATATTTTCATGTACATAATACTTTAAAATCAAATCTTAAGATAGACCTTAGGCGTAATTATTATCTTAGACGGATAAAGGAAATCACCAAAGAAAGGTATTATAACTCGAACATGTTATTGATAGGTTCCGTGTATGATTCGTCGAAAAATAGACTCGAAGATAAAGCTATGTTTTGTAAATGTATTCCAATTTTAGACCCAGTGTATTGTATAAATAATAATTACAATTTAGTTACCACGAATAATCATCACCTACCGTCTTCATATAATTTTAATACTTTTAAGAAAATAAATGATATGAATAATACTGCTTATATAGACGTTTTCTTTTCATTCTTGTGTGGACAATTAACTAGTTCCAATAAGAGTCCTTCTTTCCCGTTATATTATGGTTCAATGAATGGTTTAGGTAAATATAAATATGATATTACCGAGGAATACCATGATATGAAAGTCGATAAATGTTTTAACAAGACGCTCGACAAGGGATTTACTATCGACGTATATATAGATAATGAATTCGAGAACCTAAGTGAACATTCTGACACGGATTCTATTGAATCAATATCTAGGTCGGATATGTCCGACTGTTCACTTAGGTCATCTAGGTCAGGCGGGTCACTTAGGTCATCTATGTCATCTATGTCACCTATGTCATCTAGGTCATCTAGGTCATCTAGGTCATCTAGGTCATCAGATTCATATACTAATAATGATTACATTGCGACGATTAAGGATACGCCATTACAATATTTATTTATCGAACAGATGGAGGCTACTCTAGAGGATTTGATTTATGATGATATTTCGGGAGATGTTTTAACAAGTTGTTTATTTCAGATAGCGTTTGCTCTGACCTACTTACAGAAACATTTTAGATTCACTCACAATGACCTTCATATAAATAATGTTATGTATGCGACAACCGAAAAAGAATATTTATACTACAAATACAATAATTTATATTATCGAGTTCCAACATATGGTAAAATATTTAAGATAATTGATTTCGGTAGAGCAATATTCACTCATAATAATAAAGTATTCATGAATGATGTGTTCTCAAATTATGGTGAAGCGGGTGGTCAATATTCCCATCCATCTCAAGTGGATTTTAAAGTAACAACAGATAAATCTCCTGTCTTGCCAAATTATCATTTCGATTTATGTAGATTATCAATGACAATATTGGAAGAAATCGATTCGGATAAATATCCAGTAGAATTAACGGGATTTTTGAATCAGATGTGCGTGGATAATTCAGGGAAAAGTTTCTGTGAATTGAATGATGATTTTCGTCTTTATATTAGTATCGCTAAAGAAGCACATAATTCTCTACCTAGGGAAATTATCACGAATGATATCTTTAAAACATATCGAGTCTCTAAAAAAATATTCCCCAGAAAATCATTCTATACTGTCTAAAATGGCGGTTTCCCACTACTCATCGATGCTGAATGACGGTAACTCTCTGATGCAATCACAAGACCCTCTGACGTACCATGGAACATAAACAATAACAAAAATGATACGGCAACGATTATACTGAATATAGAAATATATTCACTTTTCCTCGAGTCTTTATTTTCATTAGTTTTATTTTCATTGGTCGTCATCATGCCATATAATGTCGTACTGATTCCACTTATACCGGTGGCTAATAACAAACACTGACCAAACATTTATTATCAAGCATAATTTATATTTTCTTTTCAACCTCACTCGCATCTTCAAATAGAGAATATGCATTGTCTTTATTTGATTCTATTTTTATCCCTTTATCCTCGACTATCTGCTTCATGTCATTAAAAAAGTTAGCTAATGAAGATGTATCATCTATATCTTCCGTCGCCACATTGGCGACATCTCTTCGAGGTGATTTAGGTTCTTGAACTACTTCATTATCCAAGACCGCAGTTTGAACCTCGGGTACGACCGCAGTTTGAACCTCGGGTACGACCGCAGTTTTAACCTCGGGTACGACCGCAGTTTTAACCTCATCGATGGTTTGCAATGTCGGTTTACCCATTGTGGGGTATAGTGACGAGAACGAGAATGGGGGTGCTTTGACTGCTTCTACTGCTTCTACTGCTGCTACTGCTTCTACTGCTTCTACTGCGCGAATCTCCCCCAATTCATCGGATTTAATGACATTAACTTCTTCTCTAATTTCCATATTAGTCATGAGTCTTTTTATTCTGTCCCCTTCACCCGTCGGTATGGTCTCTTCTTCCAACAAATTAACATTATCATACTTCACTTCCTCACCCACCAAATCACCCACCGAATCACCTGTCATGTCACCCACCGAATCACCTGTCATGTCAACGGGTATCGTAATATCATTAACAATTATGGCATTGCATTGTTCCTCAACCTGAGCATCGCTCGGGTCATCATTGTATGACTCGATGCCATCATCTGTTACTTTCATCGTATATACCGGTAAATTATCAGTATTAATTGACCGAGTTATCGGTTCTTCACCTGAGACCACATCTACACCTGGGACTGTACCATCTGCTTCTACATCTACTTCTACATCTTCATTATCGCCATTGTCATCTACATCTTCATTATCGCCATTATCGCCATTGTCATCTACATCTTCATTGTCGCCATTGTCGCCATTGTCGCCATTGTCGCCATTGTCGCCATTGTCGCCATTGTCGCCATTGTCGCCATTATCACCACCTTCATCTATGGGTGGCGTGACTATGTGACCATGGAGACCCTTCAATTCTTCTCTCAATAACTTCTTTAATTCATCTTTGTGATTAAATAGATTGGTCTCGGTCTCACCTTCTAGATGCTCTTTTAGGATTTCTTTAATGGGCAATAAATTCCGAATTGTATTTTCAATACATACTTTAATTATATTCTCAATCTCTTTGTTATTTCGCTGATATTCATGACCGGGTATATTTTCATTGAATAGATATGGGTTTTTCCATATCTCTCGAGCCGTATTAATATAAGATTTGTGAATGAACTTACTTGTTTTGGGAATAGTAACATTTATTTTCTGAAACGATTGATTCGGACCAATTGAGGTTAGAATTTTTGTATGACTGATAAATACCGCGGTAATTAAATCGTCAATCCAATCGCATTGTGAATTATTTATGATGCGACTGCATTCGCTATCGATGATTTCACTATTCCATATGGGAACCTTCTCTAGCAGTTCTCTAAATAATAATAATATCGGAGTACCCGTCTTAGATGAATAAATAAGTTTAGATTCGTCATAAATAGATTTAACGCCGTCAAACATGTGAGGATATAAAACCTCGATAAGTTGTTTAGTATATTCGACCTTGGCTTGCGCGAAGATAGGTGTATTTAATTCTTCCATGAAATTAAATATACCCTTATTAAAAAAATACGACTTAAACTAATCATAATCTATTAAATGATACCCGAAAGGCGGCATTATCATTATTAAAAATCTCATAATAAAAATCAGATAATACCGTTCCTGTAGTGATATTCTCTTGATTTTTGAAATAATTTGGAAATCTAAATTGATAATCATTCATTGTTTTAAATACTTCTAGATTTGCGGAATAATTCATTGATATAAAATATTCATTAACTTTCTCAATATTTTCCTTCGTAAGTTGACTTATATCGACCTTATTATTGTCACCATAGAAATATTTAAGACCATCGACAAATATCATTAATAATTGTTCAAACTCGTGTAAACCGATATTTTTACATTTTTCAGAACCTTCGGGTAAGGGTAATTCTAATGTAATTAGTCCCTTTTCTTTAGGTGAATCAGAAAACAAATATTTTACGAATTCATCATGGTCACCTTCTCTATAATCCGTTTCGTTGTGATAACCTTTATCAGTATAACTTTCACCTGTGCGACTATTCTCTGCCATTGATATTATTCATTGATAATAATATCTATGGTTAAACTAACATGATAAATAACAAACTTGTTGCGAATACTATTTATATATCACTAATAGCTCAATTAATAACGACAATTATTTCTCTAGATGGACTTAATTATGAGTTATCAATCAATGATAATATTCTAAGACATATTCTGATTTTAGAAGCATTTGTTCAATTTATCGAAGCTGGATTTTATATTTGGGTGATTTATTCACTCAAGGACCTTAATATAATGACACGGAGGAGGTATATCGATTGGTTCATAACTACCCCGACAATGCTCATATCTACGATTATATTTATGGAATATATCCGAAAAAAAGAAGCAAATGAAAATATATTAGAGTTTTGGGATTTTTTGGAAACAGAGCGAGATAATATAATAAAATTAGTTCTTTATAATTTTGCCATGTTATTCTTTGGATTAATGGGTGAAATGGGTATAATTAATAATTATGTGGCTGTAAGCATCGGCACAGCATTCTTCGCATTATCTTTCCAATTAATATATGATAAATATGCCAGGTGGAGCGACGATTCAATGTTATTATTTATATTCCTTTTTTCCGTTTGGTCTCTATATGGTTTAGCGGCACTACTCGATGTCACTTCCAAGAACACAATGTATAATATATTAGACATAATATCCAAAAACTTCTATGGTCTGTTTATCTATGTCTATATTCGTAAAGTCGGACTACGGTCATAAAAATGGGATAAATGATTTACGTGGTTCAATAAAAACGGTGTTTTCACCTATATTCATTGGAGTTATCTCTGAACACTTTAGGCGAATATTTTCATTATTAATCTCATCTGTTTCCCATACATATACTGGAGCGACAGGGGATTGCATGGTAAATATAAAATCCAATAAATTTTTAATCGAACTGTTATTTACTAAAATTAAACTCTTCTGTAAATAATGATAATCCACTTTCTTTAGTTTCTTTATGAAAAGCGCCATTTTTATACAATATTTAATATTGATATCGCGAGTTAATCGAGTATCAAAAACAAAAGAAAAATCATTACCATCTATGTATAATTGCAACCAGGCATCCAAGAATGTATCAAAATCATTTTCAGAATCTATATTTTCAGAAAAGGTGACATATACGAGTGGTAAATTATCGAAATTATAATTAGCGAACATTTATACTTAATTTATTGGGTATTTTTTTTACAGGGAAATCACGCGCATTTAGTAAATGTAACCACGCATGGACCGGCGGTGCATTCTATATCAATTAATACCGGACCAGCATAGGCGTCAGTATTATCATCAGTATTACCCGTAGCGGTATTCATTGCATTGATTGCCGTCAAGATAGGTGCTATGATTTGCCCGGCAACTGTCGCCGACGCCCCGGAATCGGCCGCAATTCGAGCAGCGATTGAAGGTAATTCTAGTATAGTCGTCGCTGCGGCGCGCAAGTCAGTTTCATTAATAATTCCTAAATTTAGGCGGACTATTTTTTGAGTCTCAAGCTCGTGGTGGGACCCACTCCCAACGGATGAACTCGCATCGAATCTTGATTCACATAGAGAGACACCCTCTTGAGATTCATCGAGTCCGCGCAAAGAAAAAAGGTAAGTCCCGTCGCTAACTCCGGTTGACCTCGGCCAGGCAATGGATTGACCTGATAATTCTCCGGTGAGAGTTCTGGGGTCGGCGGGGTCGTTGGGGTCGCCCTCGTCGATATTATATTGCTCCTCGCACGAATCATCAGATTGAGAGACTTGCAAGCACACGTCATCTGCACTAGCATTGTATATCGAACCGGGCGGGTTATTACCGGTGCGAGTGGTAGGCCATCCAGTAAGAGCAAGTGTGGGGTCGGCGTTCCCTAAGCCTGTGGCTTCCCCGTAAATATCAAGAACAAGAAATTCCCACGCGTTGCGAAAAAGTGCGCTTGCCCTACAGGTCGCTGGACTTTCATCGTGAGTAAGGATATTATCTATATAAAAATACAAAAATGAGTGTTCAATGTCGTCATTATCCGCGCCCTCCCCATACAGTGTCTCATGAATTCTATATACTGGCAAAGATGAACACTTCTGCCCGACCACCGCCGAAGAAAGTATATCGACTTTATCTCCAAGGTCACTCAGTCTGGAAAATACCTCCCTTATATCTACTCCCCCAATAGCATCTGATGCCCCACCTTCTGGTGACTCGAATGCGGCGTATTCTGGTTCATCTACATCCTCGACCGCACTAGGTTCTCTATCATTGATTGGTCGTCGTTTAATTCGGGTGGAACTAGGGCAATTATCACATGCGATTAAACATGACTCAAATGCTGTCTTACCATTATCACCCACATCAAAACAATCCGCACCATATAATGAATAGTCGCGACATGTTTTACCAGCGTTTGTCCATTCATTATTATTTTTACATACTTTTTCTTGAAAATATCCTGAAGAGATATCATTATCTGGAGTTAATATCGCAAACTCGAATTGCGGTAGAACCAACTGGTTCCCGAATCCCTCAATCTTATTTCGACATAAAAATAATATGGCCGCCAGTCCTAATAATAATAATAAAAAATGAACACTTGTATCCATTGACTTAATAATAAATAATATAATAAAAAAGTTAGTAAGCAAAAGAAGCTAAAGATTGAGTGTATGGATTTTCCTTAAAGGGGTCCAACATGACAGGGTCTAATCTATCGGATAATTTATTATTGTCCAGTGTATCTTTTTCCTGTGTAAATTTACATGTATTGTCGGTTGGCAATTCGCTGTAAATTTTATCCATATTATTGATTCTCGGATTAAAATAATCCGATTCTATTTTTTTGATATCAACATTCATGACATCCATTCCATTCATTAATTTTGTATTTTCGGGTACAGGATATCTACCCTGACTAATAATTTCTTTGCTAACGTTGAGGTCGGCACGATAGTATTTATCATTTGCAGTGGTTCCCGATAAATAGGAACCAGCATTACCCGTATGTTCGAAGTTCGTTGTCTCCTTGATGGTTGGTTTAACTTTATCATATATTCTCTCGGTTTCTCCGTTAAACATTGATTTCATATTACCCTCATATGTTCTTTCGGTTGTTACATCTCTTTCATTGGGATATGCGAAATAACTATCCTTATTATGGTCATCATCTATCGCCTTTGTCTCCACATTCATGTTTCGATTTGTCTCTATCTCGAATTGTTGATTGGTTGACTGTCTGAACTTTGGTCTTTCTTCGTGAGGTTTAAAATTCACTGCAGTCGCTGGACCTAATTTGCCCTCGTTAAAATGAGCGCGATTCGTTTCTTTAACAATCTGTGTGGGTTGGATGGTTGGGGCGGTAATGGCGCCCGTGGTCACTAACCATCGGTCCGCTGTATTTACATAATCCGAATCAGGTGAATGTTGAAAAACCTCACCTATTTCACCTCTATTTTCGCCTACACCCTTACCGCTTAATATTTTGGCGGCATATGATTCCTTCTGATTATTTAATGTCCTTAAACTATCAATATTATTTCTTTGGGCGTGAGTCAATCCGACATCCATATTAATACCACTCTTGATATCAATATTAACAACCTGTTCTTGTTCAAATGGAAGTTCATTACGTCTCTCCATACCACCAACATATCGCGATTGGTCCGACCTAGCACCCGCAAATTGATTGCCAAAGACATTACCATAATCTTTTTCTAATTCGAAAAATTGACCCCTTTCCCTCCTTGATTGCCTGAAAGCATGGGTTCCACCCTGGTGATTTGTTAGTCCTTGATTATCATTTAAGTTCACATTGGTGGGACCAGAACCACTGAAGAATGGTTCAATGGTAACGCCCTGGTCATTCGTTAAAAAATCAGCAGTATCCATAGTTGTACCATTGATAGACTCAATACTATCGGATGGTGTATCTCGTAATGTATTTCGTCCATCAATATTTAGAGAATCGACTACTTTGGAGTCACCCTTCATTGCGGCTCGATGAGAGTCATCGACCAATTTTATTTCATATTTCTTTGAATCTAGATAATTCGCCTGGTCGTAGATAGAATTACCCGAACCAGTAATTATGGGTGGACTAAATTCATTAAATGCTTTATTCTTATCATCCTTATTCATAAGGTAACCTATACCCATCAAACCAAGCAACACAACCGGTTCCATTGTAAATATAAACTATAAAATATATTTATTCTAGATTTTTAATTTAAATAATGTTTTTAATTCCCTCGGTATTGTTGAATCATTGAAAATCGATGTCATTTTTGTTCTAAAGTGACCTACTAACTTGAAGTGACACTCATTTTCATATAATAAGAAAATAGAATCATGACTCGGATTATATTCATGCATGGTATTATAAACAGAATAATCATTTTCCGATAGACATGAATTCATAATATAAATATTACATTTCAGAACATCCATTAGCAATTGAAGAATAATATGGTCACCCCAATATTCATGTCCAGATTTATTAATCTGAGATTTGAACTCTGACAGCGAATTTATTTGATAAGGGTCCCATTGTCCATCAAAATCACTAGAATCCTTCATGATTCGATAATATGATATTATTATTTCATATTGCGATTCAGTAATGCTCTCAGATAATAATTGTCGAATATCTGATGCGCTATAATAATTACCTCTGACTCTATCACGTTCATTGAGGGCAAGAGCAATACACTGGTAAAAACAATTACCATCTCCAGCACAATCTATGGACCCAAATAATGAATTACATTCTTTCTTATCTGTCATATGATTCAATAGTAAAATCCATTGCCTATCGAGTTTTTCCCAACCATATTCATTCAAGATGATATGCCAATTTCGTTTAGGAATAGGTCTAAATTTATCATGGACCATGTACTCCATTTTATCATTAAATAAACGTATAGTATCACTTAAATAATATGTTTCCATAGTATCTGATACTATGTTATCTCTATTTTTATTTAAGTGAATTTATATATCTAGTAAATTATAAAATGAAGTCTCTCTTACACAAGGTATGTATTGATAAAAAAATAATATTATTATTAATCATATTAGTAGCATTACTATACCATCTATATGTTAAGAAGGGTGAAGATTGTGAATGTCTCAGTTAGTTTTCCACTTTTGAGAGCAATGATTACATGTATAAATGTATTTCATGTTTTCCAAATCATACTTAATATAAGTTACCGATGACTCCTTTGTACCAGTAATTGTAGGACATTCATCATTGGGACATTTAATGTTATCATTATTTTCGATTTTAGGTAGAGTTACATCGTGAGTAATATATTTGTTATTGTTGATATATTCAGAGTTATCATATTCTCTGAATTCAACAGAATAAATACAATTATCTTTACCCGTGAATGGTTCGCTTTGCTGACACGCCTTACAATGATGGATTAGATTTTGTTCTTCGTCCAAATACAAGTAGGTCATATTCTGGCATTCTTTGCAAAAATGAATTTCCGAATTGTTCATTCTTATATTATTATTGGATAACTTTATTTTAAATCAAATTTATTATAGAGATTCGAGTTTATCAACGAGTTGGAGTTTCAATTGTGGATAATTTATTGCCATCGACATCGAATACACATTTAATGAAATATGTGCGGGTTTGGGATGCTTTAATACCAGTTCATCTAGTTTCTTAATAATATTCTCTTTTTCGACTTTAAGGTGAGTTATTATAATGCCCTTGAATGGTTCAAACATGGGATGAATATCAAATCCATTCTTCATTATTAAATGATTATAATTATCATGTTCAACTATTAAATTATATAGAGTGTTCTTTTGACCCATTTCCTGTTCGAACCCCGGCTCATTGTGAAGTGGATTATCACACAAGAGTGATTGAATTGATAATAATACTGAACCAATATGCATAACACTTGTCCATTTGGGTCCGGACCAAGTGTTTATTGAAGATAAACATACCTTGCCTATGAAATTATCATGCGACCGGCCAACATATAAATTCGGATGTATTCTATAACGACTATGAGAAAGGTATCCTATTTTAGGAGGAGCAAAGGGATAAGTTGGTGGAAACTCGATTATAAAATATAGTATCCCATTTTCATATGGAGTATCCTTCGGACCAATAATAATCGCCGTGGCTTTCATCACATTTTCTTCCTGGAAAGAGATGTGAATTCCTAATTCAGATAATTCCATTTTTCTAATTTCTTTCATGTCTTTATTAACAATCCGTTTAATGGCGTCTTTCGTCATATTTATGAAAGATACGGAATTTACGCTTAAATGTATTTAGAATAATATCATCTTTATTTAAACTCATTTATTTTCTACCATAAATAAATAAATTTGATATTAGATAGTTTTATCATAAATCATCTAATAATTAGTAATAAAGTTGAACAATAAATTTGATATTGTGAAAGTAAATTTAATTAAAGAAAAAAATATTAAGGTATCATTATTGGGATGGACGCATTTTTACAAAAATATCACATTAAAAAAGAATGTGAATCGAAACCCATCACACACACGTCTATGAAGGGCGGCAAATGGTCTATACCGAAAGATAAATTACATGAATTTTACAGTCTAACTACGGAACACATCGTGAATGGTCCTGGTAATAAATTGCTTGTCGAGAAAATGCGGGATTATTTCCCACTTGTAATTGATATCGACCTAAAATACAATGATAAATTCACTGATAGACAATACACGCCGGAAACAATTCATAATCTTATAGAATACTTGTGGGACAATATAACTGATTGTATTCAAATAGATGATATCTCGGGCAAGGGTCGGGTACTTCTGATGGAAAAGGAGTCACCTTACTCATGTGCAAAACAGGGGTATCAGACTAAGGATGGTATTCATCTAGCTTTTCCCGAAATTATTATCGATAAGCAAGTTTTTAAGAAAATTATTAATCTTGTTCAGAATGAAAATAAGATTAAAGAAATATTTGACACCTTTACCATCAAAGATGGTAGGGGACCAAGTAATGAAGATAAACATATTCTCGATTCATCATTCTCATCCTGGCAACTTTACGGGTGTAGCAAAGAAGGTGAATCACCATACCTGGTAACAAGGGTGTATAAATTCATGGAAGACGGTTCTGCCTCCATCATCGACGATGATATCTTTACTGAATATTACACTGATGCGATTGATATCATGGAATCAATGTCCATGTGTTATCGTGAAGAATCGAATGTCGGTTTGACCGAAGAGTTCTCCAAGATATTTAAACAAAAGGCGTCTAAGAAGAGTAGTGTGAACACCATGATTCAAGATGATATCTATGGTAATGGATATTACGTTGATAACAACAATGTCATTAATCAATTTCAGATTGTAAAGGAAGAGGAACTCAAATTAGTGAAGGCTTTATGTAAGTGTTTATCATTGGAGCGTGCGTCGGACTATGGTAAATGGTTTGATGTCGCTCTATGTCTTCACAATATCAATGATTGCCTTATTGACGATTGGAAGGAATTCAGTAAGCAATCTTCATCATATAACTCGAATGAGTGTGATACCAAATGGATGTCTATTAATTCATCCCATTCTGGTGTCAGGTTAGGAATTGGTTCATTAATGTTCTGGGCGAAGGATGATGATGAAGTTGGATATATCAAGGCAAAGAATGCTTCACTCGCGACATACATTGATAAATCAGTTAGGTCTGGTGCCGACGCAGATTATCTGGTGGCGAAGGTTATTCACAAATATTATGAGGATGAGTTTATTTCAGTAAATGTGAAGGATGAATGGTTTCATTTTAATGGTGTTCGATGGCAAAGGACATTGGAGGGAACCATGCTCAAAACATTCATTCACAATGATATTTACAAGTTATATTATGAATATCAATTATTATATCATCAGAAGAAACAGGATGAGATTGAGCAGATGCAGGCGGATGGTGATGATCCGACCGAAGTAATGGAGGGCAAGAGTGGTTACGGAAAACTCCTCAAGAATGTGATGGTGATACAAATGAAGTTACTTCAAGGCAATTATGTCAAGGGTCTTATGAATAATGTGAGAGACCTCTTCTATAAAAAGGAAATTATGGAGAAGTTCGACACCGATACAAGTCTCATTGGATTCGATAATGGTATTTACGACTTATGTAATAATGTATTCAGGGAAGGTAGGCCAGAGGATTATGTTACAATGACAACTAAAGTTTCACTTCCAGTCTTACCCAAAGATATGCCTATCTCGCTTGATGACATGATTAAATCCTTCGCTAATCCAGATTTAGTCGCGCATCCAGAAATGAAAAACTACAACAGGTTCTATGACGACATGACAGATTTCATCGATAAGATTGTTCCTCTTCCAGATGTCAAGGAATATACAATGAAATTCCTAGCAAAGTGTCTATCGGGTGATAATCGAGATGAGGGATTTTATATGTGGACTGGAACGGGTGGTAATGGTAAATCTAAGTTGATTGATTTGGTATCAATGTGTATGGGACAATATGCGTGTAATATGCCTATCTCCCTCCTAACGCAAAAGAGAAAGGCTTCGGGCGCCGCATCCCCAGAGATGGCGGTTACTCTGGGTAAACGTCTGTGTGTGATGCAAGAACCCGATGTCAATGAAACACTTAATGTTGGTCAGATGAAGGAAATCACTGGTAATGATAAGATTTCGGCACGAGGTCTTTACAAGGAACCATTTGAGTTTACTCCACAATTCAAATTAATCTGTATGTGTAACGACTTACCTAATATCCCATCGAATGATGATGGTACATGGCGTCGCTTAGAGGTTGTCGATTTTATCGCACGCTTTGTCGATGATAAAAAAGATGTGAATCAAAAGCTCCATCGTCATTTGAAGGATAAGAGCATTAAGGCTAAAATCCCCATGTGGGTTATTCCGTTCTTCGCTATTCTACTCCCTCATTGGCGTGATTATGATAAGAATGGTATTGATATTCCCGATGAAGTAAAGGCGAAGACCAATGAATATCGAAACAATAATGACTTAGTCGGACAGTGGATTGATAATAATTGCGAAGAGGCCGAAAATATTATCTCTCAAGACGGAATTACCGAGCAGGCGCCATCAGAATTCGATACCCTCTATGATGATTTCAAAGAGTGGTGTCAAGAAGAGGAACATAATAATGGACCAGATAAGATGTCCGTTAAGAATGCCCTGAAGAAGTGGCAGGAAAAGTCAGTGTATGGATTGTCGTATGGCAAGAAGAAATCAGATGCCGGGGCGAATGGATTCGAAAAGTCGATGAAATTTAATCTTAAGATTACTTAGTCCGATGCTTGAATTTTACATTGTATTTAATAGTGATATGTTTATCCACTTTCCTTGTTTTTCCACCCAAAATATACGAATACATTCTAGCTCGACCCCATGAAGTCGCGGTTTGATTAGGTCTAGAACCTGATGAAAAATATGCCCCCTTGCCCTTTCTAACAACAGCCTTAAGTGCACCTGAAGGTATGCCTGTTGCTTTAGATATTTCTGAGTAAGATTTCGCATCAGGATATAATTTATGAAACTGCTTCGTCCATGAACTGGATTTATTCTTATATGATTTTAATTTACCTCGGGTATAATATTTTTGTTTACCTTTTTTTGTCTTGTAATTTTTTTTTGATTTAATCAACTCTTTTCGTTGTTTTGTTTTATCCCTCCTAGATAAACTTTTAGGTACGTATTTTTTCGAGAATATCATTATTTATAATTTATTTAATATAATAAATGAAGGTAATCATCAAAAAATCGACGAATACAAAAAAAAAATATATGGCGGTATTCACGGACGAAAATAAGAAAAAAATAAAGACCACTCACTTTGGAGCCGCCGGAATGAGTGATTACACGAAGCACAAAGATGAGAAGCGGAAAAAACGTTATATGAATCGACACAGAACTAGAGAAAATTGGTCACAGTATATGACAGCAGGTTCTTTGAGTCGATGGATATTATGGAATAAACCATCATTTAGAGCGTCAGTATCAGATTACAAAAGAAGATTTAAATTACAATGAATGGACCTTAATATGATTCATAGTCGACTCATAACCTATACTTATTATCCGTTCCTTATCCGCATCACTTAAGTTAAAATTAAGTCCTTCATTAATTTCTGTATAAATGATTTGTTTTTTAGATACACCTGATTTGATTTTACGGACAATATCATCCTGATTAATCATCAATGAATGAATGAAACCTATGATGGGGAATAAATTTAGTATTTCAGAGTCCTTGGGAAATATTTCACCTGCGATATATACTCCCAAATAGTTTTCAGATAAACAGTGTTCTATAGGGAAATTACCTCTTAGACCCCCGTCAACATAATAATAATTGTTATACATGACTGGTTTGAAAAAGAAAGGTATCGCGGTTGTCATGTTTGTGAGTACCGATAATTTTAGATTAGGGTCAGTTTCATGATTAATATACTCGACGGTTTTTAGTGTACAATTAAAGACCTTAACTGTTAATTTTATCGGGACCTTCTCATATAATTCTTTCATGGTAATATCTTCTTTATGTAAGGTGTGGCGAATGATAGATTCGGTTCCATGACCTATTTTGTTATTAGTGAATAATCCAAAATTCACCAATAGATTATCTATCTCTATTTCATCGATATTTAATAAACTACCTATATCCATATCTACGATAATTTTCTTTACTGCTTCAGGATTAATATTCAACATATAAAGGATGGAAAATACTATTCCAATAGAGGTTGTTATTATTTCTTTGATTCCTTCTAAATCTGGTTTAATGATACCCTTCTCAAATAGAGCTGAAAATATACCTATATATGCAGTGCCTGATGGTCCGCCTCCAGATAATACCAACGTGTCTATTTTCATTGATAGTAATTATATTCGATATGATTTTAAATGTTAATATAACTATATTTTTCTATAATATTAATCATATAATGTCTCAAATCAACATGAAAGAACTTTATATGACGATTAATCATAAATCATTAAAACGAATGGAATTATATGATTCAATCCTCAAGAAATGTCATAGTCGAATTTTATATCATTCGTCCTTGCAACGTAAATATTGCTTTTATCAGATTCCTGAATTTGTTATAGGTACACCATTATATGATGTAAGCGAATTAAGAAATTATGTGATGAATAGTCTGAAAACAAATGGATTCAAGTTACTCTATATCGAACCCAATTGGTTATTCATTCATTGGGACGTGAAGGGACCAAAGTCTCTCACCAAAAATACCGATGTTACTAAAACTATTAATTCGCAATATAAATCAATAGATACATATCAACCAACTGGCAATATGGTTTACGATGACTCGTCATTAATGAACATGGCTGATAAATTTAAGATTTAATATGAATCCTTACCCAGTTTGTATATATTATCATATATCATTAAGAGGAAGAAACCAGTGAAAATATACAATAATAATTCATGAAATTGTTCATCTGGGGAAGATGAAGACTCGGTCGATGGTTCGCGGTCCTTAAATGTGGTTCTAGTATATTTTCTTCGCTTGAATTCCAAGAACTCCAAATATTCCGGGTCTTCCGAATATTCTGTGACCGCTTTTTCACGCTTTATTGAGCGTTGACTCTCAGCATGCTGAATATTTTCATTACGGTCTTCTTCTTCTCTTTTACGCATATTTTGATACTGTACTTCATTCGAAGTATAGGGACTAACTCTCATACCCATCAATCTTCTTTCAGGGTTGAGTTCCTCATTATTATTATCACCCAGCAATTCAGTTTCCATTTCATTCGGCGTGAGAGGCGGGTTCATCACGGGATCATCATTATTTTTATTTTTAAGACGCTTAGCCTTCTTGGGTTTTTTCACCATGTCAGGCCAGACTTCTGATAATAGAGCACCATTCATTTATTTACTATTTATTAAATATATATTATATTTAAAATAATATACTTAATAAATAAATGGAAAAGTTAATCAATGATGGTGCCGACAGTTTATCGTGTATCAATGACAATAAATATATCATTGGTATAACGATGATTATGTTAAATATTGGAGCGCGTTTTATTATTGACGAACTAGACGACGACTTAAGGAATATAGTTTCGAATACATTCGTAAGAAGAGTCGTTATTTTCTGTTCGTTTTTTATGGCGACTAAAGATTTATTTACAGCTATTATACTGACTATCATTTTTGTGATATTTATCAATGAAGTATTCGCTAAAGAATTAGATTCATTGTCTGATGAAAAAAATGAGGATAAAGGTGCCTCATTTAATAAGGTAGAAATAGAGAAAACTATCCAGCAACTGAAAACAGTACAACTTAACATGTAGATTATAGATTCAAGGTGATACCTCTATCGGTACTCTTTCGGTCTGTATCACCACTCATTAGAGAAATCGAATCCAAATCTGGTATTTGGTCCGGTTGTAAGTTCATTTTATTGATTAAATCATCGATTCCATCGGGTCCAGACATGTCGCTTCGCGCCGGACTAGTGGGTCTCATTTGACGCTGTTGCTGTTGCTGTTGCTGTTGCTGTTGCGGTGGCTGTCCCATTATGCCACCCATGAGTCCACCCATTAGACCCGATAGAGGATTATCCCCCCCACCACCAGACATACCCATCATGGCCGCCAATGGATTGACCGGTGCTCTCTGCTGCTGCTGCTGCTGCTGCTGCTGCTGCTGCGGCTGTTGTCCACGATTCATTGAACCCACCGCCGCCTCAGCAAACTGCTTCATTAGTTCCGGGTTCTGTTGCAAAACATCATCCATACCGGGAATAGATGATTTGAACATCGTATTGCTTAAGTGGAACATGAACGCCGAACCAGCCAAAGTAAACATCAACCTTAGTTCCGGTGCCATATCGCCACCACCACCATACTTCTCAGTTAATTCCTCGAATATTTCATCGTAATCGTTTAAGTTCTCATTTACAGATTCACCCCATCCATCTAATTTTACATTAAATGGGTCGAATCGTCCATTCATAAACTCGAGTCCTGTTACACACGCCATTAGCATTTTCCTTTGAAATTTAACCGAATTATCTATTTCTCTCTGCTTTTTTAATTTGACAAACTCATTTCTCATATCCTCTAGATGAGAATTCATATTGTAATTCATTGTAGTCCTAATACCCTGCGATTCGAGTTTTTTAAATTTATAAAGCAAATCTATCTTTTCATTCTTAATATCCTGAGGAGTCAACCTATGAATCGGTTTGAATTCCTGTTCTTGAGACGACTGGACAGATGGATTGATTAACATATCATCCGTATCATTCGCAGGCATATTCACAGGAATATTACCATCTACTATCCCCGCCGGCTCAACCTGCGGTTTGAAAAAGTTAAAATCCTCAGAACGAGTGCTATTAGGAGTGTTGCCACCCGGTGGGGAATTAATACCCTTCGCTAAAAACTCAATGCCCGCCGGGTCAGATACCGCCAAATTTGGAGACGTGTACCGTGGTTCAACGCCATCATGTGTATCACTATTCTCTCCCTCCGAAAGTACCTGTATATTACCAGAACTACTATTACCCATCGTAATGTTTTTTAGACCATTGTCGAAATTTAAATTTAAATCAGACATCTTTTAAATTCTCATAGAAAGATTTGTTTAAATATATACGCACTAGTTTAAATAATCAGATATATTTTGAGGCATTTCATTAATCTTAGTATCGTAGAACGATTCAATATGCTTTAGATATTCAACTTCTCTATCATTTATTAAATTAATCGCCACCCCCTTACGACCATACCTACCAGAACGACCAATCCTATGAATATACGTCTCCTTTTCTCTTGGTATATCATAATTAATGACCAACGACAATTGTTGAATATCGATACCACGAGATAATAAATCCGATGCAATCAAGATTCTTAATGTCCCAGCCCTAAACTGGGACATGACTTCATTGCGTTCCTCAACCGACCTATTTCCAGTGATATATCCAACCGGGAAGTTATCTGCAGTTAATTTATCATATACTTCTTCAATCTTGTTCTTGCTATTGATATAAATAATACATTGGCCAATATTAATTGTATCATATAAATCGGTGATTACATCATATTTCCAATCATTGTGCTTTACATTGATATAAAATTGCTGAATTCCCTCGAGAGTCAGTTGCTCCTTCTTTACTAATACTTTGATAGGATCGTTCATGAACTTATCGGTTAATTCCATAATCTCATCAGGTAATGTCGCGCTAAATAAACATATCTGCGTCTCTTTGGGTATGGATTTTATAATATCGTGAATACAATCTTTAAAACCATAGGAGAGGATTTCATCCGCCTCATCCAGAATTAACGACTTAATATCACATGTGAGTAGATATTGCCTATGAATCATATCTAATATTCGACCAGGCGTCCCAATAATGACATGCGGTGCGTTACGCAGAGAATCCCTACACATTGAAATATTAGTCCCACCAATGACCTTTAAAGTAGTTATATCTGTATAGGAAGAGATGTCCGTAATCACCTTGTATACTTGGTCCGCTAGTTCCCTAGTTGGAACAATAATAAGACACTGAATGGATTTACTTAAAGGGTCAATGCGACACAAAGAACCTATTGAAAATGCCCCCGTTTTACCTGTTCCCGATTGAGCCTGTGCAACAATATCCTTACCCTGTATGATAATTGGTATCGAATCAATCTGTATTTGGGACGGTTTCTCAAATCCATGACCATAAACCCCCCTCAAGACATTTTCATTAATCTCTAAATCATCAAAACTCATTTTATATAAATAAGTTATGGTATCTTTAAATTAAATTAGTTACCAATAGAGACTTTACCTGATTTATATCGGCACCTGAACATTTCCCTTTGAGTTCCTTTTTGTGAAACAGGTAAAAGTTAGGGACACTCCTCACTTTTAATTGTTTCACAAACTCATCATTTTCATCAATGTCAACCATATACACCTCGAGCTTAGTTGGGTCAGCACCATCACTAATTGCCTCTATAAGAGGTTTTATTTGTTTACAGGGACCACACCATTTTGCCGTAAAATAAAAAAGAATATGACATTCTTTATCCTCACACATGCTTAAATCATCATCTTTAATTGATTTCATTTATTATAAAATACAATAATATTATCACATGGAAACTTAATAATCATCTTCGGAACTGAGTTCGAGATAAGCAGTGCGCCTATCTTCCATATCAAGTTCCTCTCTAATTTCAGTCAAGACAGGGTCAAGGTTCACCTGTTCTGATTCCATATCGAAGTAATTGATTTTATCTGTATCACTGAGGGCATCGACTTCTTCATTTGTCAGATACTCAAACTCTTTTTTTACAATTGTCTCACGAACTGGTGAAATCAAACCATCATAATCACACTTGTTCACAATATGCGACCAGAGATTATCAGGTAACTGACTCTTCTCCGATAATCTCTTATAACAGGAATAACCACAAATATGTTTAGTCGACTTTACAGAATGACCTTTCTCGTCAATGACCGGCATATTATCCAAGTGAAGCCACGACTTGTCAATGACCTTGTTGCAATGAAAACATGTCTTCATATTTATGTTTTTATGTGTTGATTTATATGTTGATTTATATGTTGATTTATCTTCTACATATAAATCAAATTTTACAAATTTGATTTATGAAACAATATTTAAAGTATTACATAGTTAGTTACTAAAGATAACAAAATGACATCAATCATAGTAGGGGATTTAGAGACACATCTTCTAAAGTGGGCGCCTGAAATATATGATGCGACAAGACTGGCATGTGAAGATAATACCGTCGACCTAGAAAACATGAAAACATCTATGCTCAAGGAATTGCTTTCCGTCTATGAACTTAATGATGATGGTTATTTCACTGTCGCTAAGATTAAATATCTAAAAGACTTTGTCGGGTCATGGACAAATATTAAGGTAATCGAATTTAAGGAACGAATTGCCCAAAGAAAAGATATTATCCCTAAGTTACTAAAACTAAAACAACTTATCCTTCCCGAACAGCGGTCAGAAGAATGGTATAAAATGCGTGAGACCATCTTGACGGCATCATCATTGGCAGACGCTATAGGTGAAGGTCATTTCTCTACAAAGGAAGACCTGGTCTTACAAAAATGTGGTGGACCACGTGGAGATGTTCCTTTCGAGATTGTTGAGTGGGGAGTGATGTATGAACCGGTTGCTACCTCATTTTATGAAATAATGAATAATGTAACTATTTTAGAATTTGGTCTAGTCCCTCATCCAGAATTTACTATTTTCGGTGCATCACCTGATGGTATATGTGATGTAGATTCACCCAGCGACTATATTGGTCGAATGTTGGAAATTAAGTGCCCCCCCAAGAGACAATTCACCAAAGAAGTGCCGAAGCATTATTGGATGCAGATGCAGGGACAACTTGAATCATGTGATTTAGAAGAATGTGATTTCCTTCAAGTGAAATTTTCCGAATATTACGATGGTGCTTCATATAAGACAGATACTATGACTGTAAATGACGTTGTAAATGAAGGTTATTCGGGTGAATTTCATTTACCAAAAGGTCTGCTACTTGCGTTTGTAACTAACAATGCGGGGAAGAATCCAACTATTGTATATGAATATTCTAAATTTAATCAATCATATGAACAACTAATCCTTTGGAAACAAAAAACCATCACATCCATCCAATCATATGGAGGTATTACCTACGATAAAGTCGTCGACCACTGGTGGAAAATAGAGAGATATGAATGCGTTCTAGTTGGCAGAGACAGGGCATGGTGGTTGGAAACCCAACCTAAGATTATTGATTTCTGGGATGACGTTGAACACTACCGTAAAGTTGGAATCCAAGATATTTTAGATAAGAAGGTCGCGAAAAAGAAAAAAAGAGCGGCGTCTAAGAATGCTGGTAAGGCAAAAGCAGTCAAACCTAAAAAGACAGTTTACGAAATAGAGAAGGGTGTAGTAGATTCAATTAAGAATGAGTATTTAATCGATTCAGATAATGAATAAATAATCATAATAAAAATATCAATATATATATATACTATGTATCATTGCCATAAATGTAAGAGAGTATGCTCAAAAAACGGTAATTCATATATTCCAAACTCTGATTGTAAATGTAGAAATGGGCGGTCAATGAAATGTTCTCCCGCGTTTAGACCTGGTCGAAGACCAACAGGTCGAATGAGAGTTAGAGGTACTCGTGTTATGGTATCTAACCCCACCGCTACTCGAGTGCATTCCACCATGACCAGGGCCTCAATGAAAAAACCACGTAAAAAGAAAAGGCGGTCCAAGAAAAGCCGGACCAAGAAAAGACGGACCAAGAAAAGACGGACCAAGAGGCGGACCAAGAAAAGACGGACCAAGAGGCGGACCAAGAGGCGGACCAAGAGATCGACCCAGAGAGGGGGGGGGTTCATGGATTGGTTACAGAAGTCGGTGAAGGCGCTGAGCGGGGCTGATCCTGCTGATCCTGCTGCCGCTGCTGCTCCTGCTGATCCTGCTGCCGCTGCTGCTCCTGCTGCTCCT